CGGAGCAAACTTGTCGTAGCCGACGTAGCACCATTTTTCCGGCAACACGTCGGGCTTGAAGGAAACCGACCATTCGCTCTCTGGCAACGGCTTTCCATTTACCGCGTTCCAGTAATCCGATTTGTCGTCGTCCCATTCGTGCTTAGGGTAAATCTTCGTGACCACTCCTACGCACGGGCCGACGACAAGACCGCCAGGATACCGTGCCCGACTTCCAACTTTAGGCGCCTTGTTCATGATCCACCCTCCTGTGTAATCTCAATTCCGGACCGCCCTCATGGAATGCGGTCGAGAATGGGGATTAGGCTTGCAGTCCGTAGGCTTCGGCGCTATCCATGCCCACGCGCATTTGCAGGAACGGGTCCAGCGTGCTTTCCACCGGCTCGCCGTCGTCATTGGACCAGCATCCATCCCCGTCGTAACGGTAGATCATGGCGTTGTTCCAATCTATGTCGGTCGCCGATTCGTTGCCGAATCCCAAGGCGTACCACTTGCCCGGCTGAAGCTCTTTCGGGTCAGTGACGATCTGCATGGCTTTCCTTTCGTTGGTTTGTTGTGAGTACGGGGACAATGTAGGACGGCTCAAGCATACCCTCAAGCACTGTTACATTTATTTACATATTGGGTATTGAAGCAGGCTCAAGTAACAACTAGTATGGCAAAATGGAAGAAAAGAGCAAATTTCAATTGTGGGGCAAAATCGGAGGAAAGATAGGCGGGAGATTACGCGCCGATAAGCTTTCCTCCCTCAGAAAGCGCCAGATAGCCAGGCTCGGCGGGTTGGCTAAAGCTGAAAAAATGAAGAAAAATCATGAAGAAAAATCATGAAGAAAAATAACGCTCTTCGTGATGTTTTAATTCGATACGCTTACGATATTGGCTTTTCGACGAGGGAGATAGCCGAAGCAGTGCACCTGACGCCTTCTGGCGTTCATAATGCAGCGGTAAGGATTGGAGCGGATCGCTATGCGATCAAGACTGAAAAGCCTTCCCCCTCCCTTCCTGATGACGTTTCCGAGCGCAATCGTGAAATGGTCGAGCTATATAAATCCGGAATGACTCTGGAATCCATCGGAATGAAGTATGGGATAACCAGAGAACGTGTGCGACAGATCCTTCGGAAGATGGCGGTTCCTGCTGATGTTGGTGGACAAGCCGTTGCCATGCTGGTTAGTTGTTCGGAAAGAAAAACCAAACGCCAAGAGCGTGCCGAATTCGTAGAAAAGCGATGTTTTGCTAATTTCGGATGTTCCCTTGAGGTTTTGACCGCCATCAATGGCGGTATTTCCGCATATAAAACGGCAGGTACGGCTTCTTATAATTATTTGCAACAAAAAGCAAATTCCGAAAAGCGTGGCATAGATTTTCGCCTGACCTTCCCGGAATAGTGGAATGCATGGCAAGAGTCTGGTCATTGGGAGCAGCGCGGACGCGGCAAAGACAAATATTGCATGTCGAGAATTGCGGACTCTGGCGCATACGAATTGGGAAATATCGAAATCATCAGTGGAGGTCAGAACAGTTCAGACTCTTACCTCACTACGACATGGGCAGAGAGATATGCAAAGCGCAAAAAACGCACGACGCGCGATAGCCTGAACATGACGCCCCGTGACGCCGAAGTTTACCATCTCATGCAAAGCGGGCTGGATGCATCTGAAATCGCTTCCCGCTTGGGTATCAAATATGGAAGCGCATATAACATAACCAGGGTGGTCAAGGCCAGACTGGCCGAAGCCAGCGCCAAAATCACTCACTAAGAAAATGCCTGATCGCGTCATCCGGGACGAATTGCTTGAGTCGGATCGCTGGCTCAATCTGCCCACCGATACCGACCGGCTAGCTTTCATCGGTCTAAGGCTACGTTCCGATGATTTCGGAAACATCGAGGCCGGTTCAAGAAGGTTATTCAGGTTCCTGCAATCCTTTACACAGGTCAAAACCGAGGAAGCGTTTGCCGTTGTTTTGGGCCATCTTGCCGATGCCGATCTCGTCAGGTTCTACAAATCCGGTAATCCCGAGCACGAGTTTATCCACCTTCCGAGGTCCAGACCGACCGGCTCCTATCTAGTACGAAAATGTCCCCCATCTCCTTGGTGTAACCCTGATACGTTACTAGGAAAACACGTTAGAGCAATTAGAAATCAGGGTCTTGCAAAAAATGTTACTGATACATCACCGGAACGTAATAGGGATGTATCGCAAGGGGTAGGGGTTGGTATAGGTATAGGGGTAAATCAAAAGCCTTTATTACCATTGGTAGATACATCAACCAGTGCTGTGGATAACTCTGTGGATAAGTCCACCCATGTCAGCAAAGTGCTGGATAACATCAAAACCAATTTAGATAAAGTCAAAACACCAAGCAGATAGATAGTAACTTTGCCCGTCACAAATCGTTGACTTTTCCAGCACATGGCTGGCATAGTGCGCGACATACCTGCCGAGGTCTTAAATGCCCGTCCGTCACGAAGGCGAAAAACTCTCCGATTTCATCGGCCGCTTTGTCGGTTCAAAGCGAGAGAAGCGCAAGTTCCCTGACCTCAAACAAAGACTTGCTGTCGGCTATTCTGAAGCCCGGGAGCGGTCCAGAAAGGAATCCCATGGCCAAAGCTAACGATCAACGACAAGTCCAGCCACAGCCCAACCAGCGCCTTCCTGCGGGCCATTTCGACAGTGACGGCAAGAGTCAAGGCGCGCAATCCGGCGCAGTCAGGAAATCCCCTGATGCTTGTCAGGAACGGAGCGAGGGGAAAAATGAGAAACACTAAAGGCTATGCCGTCGCTCCGGATAAGGACGAAAAGGTAAAGGCAGGTTCAACCGAAGGTGGCAAGGAGGAAAGCGTCGGCAAGCGATACGATCCCGCCTCTCACCTAGCCAATTGTGACGATTGCATGATGACCGTCACCAAGCACATGGGATCGAGCGGTGCTGCTACTGGGATGAAATCGGAAGATCAAGGCGGGAAGACTTCAGGTGCTGGAAAGGGCCACGATACAACCAAAGCAAGTGCTAGGCAGCGGCACTAATGGCAATACAGCACGCTTTCGACGGCCGCTCGGCCAGCCTATCACACGATGGCAATACCTACGTCCCCGCCGAATCCCGGATTCGGTGCCTACGTGATCAAATCATCGTTGAACCGCTGGATGTACCGCATTCCAATGTTCTGGTTATCGTGGAGCATACCAAGCCGGTGCGCGGAGTAGTCAAGGCCGTAGGGCCGGGCCATTATCCGAAACGCTACGATCATCCTGACAAGCACAAACGCACCAAGACGTGGGATAGCAAGGCGTTCCAGCCGATTGAGGTCAAAGTCGGGGATGTCGTGGAACTGGGTGGAATAGAGTTTCAAGGTTATTCATTTCAAACATTTTTGTGGGGCGATAAGACGCACCTGATCTGCCGCGAGGCCGACGTTTCATTGATTGATGAAGAACCCCAAAAACACGCTATCGCTTGATTTGCGCTGCGAGGAAGAAGGTCGCTGCTTGGTAAGCGTGGGTATCGATGCCATGACCAGTCGGGAGCGCGCTTGGCTATTCGATTTGCTGAAAGGCGCCCAACAAGGCCGGCAAATCACATTTGGCGTCGAAACCACTCCAGCAGGAGAGCAAGTCATTCGTTTCACCTTAGCTAGCCAAGAAGCTCATGCGACAAGCGAAACAGCGATATTCAACTAGGGCACGAGTTTGGCGCGAAATCATTGATACGCCAGTTGAATCTACGGTTATTTCTGTGAAACAATCTGCAAATGACATCCAATCTGTGCAGCAAATGCAGGAATCCTCGGGACAGAAATCCACAAAGGTATTGCCGAGCGTGCCATGCGACATACATGAGGGAGAATCGTCCGATTCATTCGCAATTGCCGGAAGGGGCGCGGAAGAAAGCCAACGCACGGGCTTATGCGAACGTATACAAGAGGCGGGGCAAGCTGATTCAGCAGTCATGCAGGATTTGCAGCAGCCCAGAATCCGAGATGCATCATCCGGATTACGATCAGCCAATTTTAGTCGAATGGATATGCCGGCCATGTCACATGGCGTTGCATCAGCAAGCGCCGGAATTGGCACAGAAATTCCAACAGGCTGGGTCAAAGGCCAACTCCTGAACGTCCGTACCGCAGGTCCCGGCTACCGCGTAACCATCCTCGGCGAGGAATGGGATTTCCGCCATCCCGAGCGATGTCTTGAATTCTCGTCCACTTTCGATTGTCAGCAATTTATTTCAAATTGGTACAGCCGGCAGAGCCATGATCCGAGGGCATAGTGGGGCAACAATCAACTTACACTCCTGAACTTGGAGAAGAACTAGCCGAGTGGTTGGCAAGCGGACAAACTCTCCGAGCGTTTTGCCGCTTGCCGAATAAGCCCAATTGGAGAACGGTTTACGACTGGATGGAGGCTGACGCTGCCTTTGCCGCACAGATCGCGCGCGCGCGAGATCAAGGTGCGGACGCCATCGCCGAGGAAGCCCTCGCCATTGCCGACACCACGGTCGAAGGTGTGACCCTTACGACTGATGATAGGGGCACCAAGGAAGTCCGAGGAGATATGCTCGGACATCGAAAGTTACAGGTCGAAACGCGCTTGAAGTTGCTTGCCAAATGGAGTCCGAAGAAATACGGCGAGAAAATCGAGCAGACCATCAATGGGCCCATTACCCTCAAATTAGAGGGCACCGATGTCCACGGCTGAGTTTGCCCTAACCTTTAAGCAGGCCGAGGCTCAGGAGCTATTAAACGGCCCCGCAAAGCACGTCATGCTGGCCGGAGGTAGTCGTTCCGGTAAAACCCTACTGATCGTCCGCAAACTCATTCAAAGGGCCTTAAAGGCCCCGGGCAGCCGCCATGCAGTGCTTCGGTTTAGGTTTGGCCATTGTAAACAATCCATCGTACATGGCACCTATCCAGCCGTGCGAAAGATGTGCTTTCCGCAGATTCCTTATGCCGAGAGCGAAATCAATCATAGCGACTGGTTTGCCCGGCTTCCCGGAGGCAGCGAAATCTGGTTTGGCGGATTGGACGACAAGGAGCGCGTCGAGAAGATTCTGGGTAATGAGTACGCGTCTATCTTCCTGAACGAGTGCAGCCAAATCCCCTATTCTTCCCGTAACATGGCCGTCACTCGCCTGGCCCAAAAGATTCACGACAATGCGACCGGCCAGTCCTTGCGCCTGAAAATGTATTACGACGAGAACCCGCCGGACAAAGGACACTGGACCTACCGGATGTTCAAGACCAAGGTCGATCCGGAGACCCATGCCGAACTGCCTGAGCCGCAGAACTACGGATTCATGCAGCTCAATCCACGGGACAACTTGGAGAACTTACCGGCGGATTATCTGAAGCAATTGGAATCCCTGCCTCCCAGATTACGCAAACGTTTCCTTGAGGGTGAGTTCCGGGATGCTTCTCCCAATGCTCTGTTCAGTGATGAAACCATCGAGCGCTGGCGCAATATCGATCGGGAATTGCCGGATATGCTTCGGATTGTAGTGGCCGTAGACCCCTCAGGCGCGGATGACGAAGACAACATCGACAACGATGAAATCGGGATTGTCGTCTGCGGGCTTGGGATTGATGGGAATGGTTACGTCCTGGAAGACCTGACCTGCAAGGTTGGGCCGGAGAAGTGGGGCAAGGTGGCTACGAATGCGTTCGAGCGCCATGCTGCAGATAGAATTGTTGCTGAAACCAACTTCGGAGGGGCGATGGTCGGCGCGGTGATCCGTGGTGCGCGAGTCAATACCCCATTCCGGCCTGTGAACGCTTCTCGTGGCAAAGTCGTGAGGGCTGAGCCGATTTCCCTGCTTTTCGAGAAGGGCAAGATTCGCATGGCCGGGATTTTCCGGGAATTGGAGGATGAATTAACCGCTTTTACCACTCACGGTTATATGGGCGAGAACAGCCCTAACCGGGCAGATGCGATGATCTGGGCCTTCACCGACATTTTTCCTGAGCTCGTTAAAGCGCCCGAAAACCCAGCGCCCCCGGCCCCCGTCTTTGTGGGAAGATCACGCGGGCCCAATGCCTGGATGCGCACATGAAAATAGGCGATGAATTCACAAATCTTGACAAGGTTAGTGAGATATTCGCAGAGCATCCCGATATCAAGCGGATTGCAGCTATACGCTCAAATGTTGATACGGGGAACTATAAGATAACGGCAATGGACGATGGCCCCTTCCCGGTGCATTTGAGGGCATATCAAAAGCGTTACGGCTATGAACGCAACAATAAGAGAGGGTGGGAATCAATCCATGATTACAGCATTGCGAGCGATACGATGCAGTATCGGTTCTACCGCTTATGAAAATCGAAGCGCCTTGTCATCGCTCTCGCAAAATCTGCTTCCTGACCTACGTCATCGAGCACGACACTTACGCCTGCGTGCATTGCGGACAGTTTTTTGAGGTCGATGACGATCCAGAAGATAAAGCCATTCTCGCCATCAGCCATGATGATCCATCCTTGATCGAGACGACCCGAGTCCATGGCTGACCAACCCAACACAGCCGTTCATCGCACCGAGGAAGAGCGCGAGTTCGCTGCCATCACCGACGATGAGATCTGGACCGAGGCTCGGGACCGTCTGGAAATCTCCAGCAAGGCCGAAAGCCATAATCGCCCTGCCGCCAAGGAGGCCCTGAAATTCAGGGAAGGAAGTCAGTGGGATCACGATGCTTCCAATACCTCAATCAGCGAGGATGAACCGGAACTGACTATCAACCTGACCGATGCTTTGTGCATGCGGGTTGAAAATAATATCCGCCAACAGAGACCGAGGGGTAAATGCCATCCGGTAGGGGAAGGGGCGGATATCGAGTTGGCCGAAATCATCAATGGGATAGGCAGGCATATCGAAACTCGCTCCGAAGCCTCGGTTGCCTACGATACTGCGGCTGCTTGTGCTCTTACAGCGGGTTGGGGCTACTTCCGCATGATCGCCGAGTTCGTGAGTCCTAAAAGTTTTCAGAAAGACCTTCGAATTCTCCCAATCCGGAATATCTTCACCGTGAACATGGACCCCGATGCCATCATGCCAACCGGGGCGGACCAGAACTGGTGCGAGATTTCCATCAAGATGAAGCGTCAGGAGTACAAAAGGCGCTATCCGAAGGCTCTAAATATCAACTGGAACGACACCGGTAACGCGCACGGCCAGATGGAGTGGGAAGACGCCGAGACGGTAAGACTATGCGAATATTTCCGCATCCGTGAACTGCCTGAAAAGCTCTATCTTCTTCGGACTGCTGAGGGCCAGGAATTCACCAAGTACCGCTCTGAGCTTCCAAAGGATCCAGCAACCGGGCGAATTGCGGCCATGGAGGACATTGAGTCCGTTTTAGCAGAGCACGGCATGAGAATCGAAGGGGATCGTGATTCGATCAAGCGTCAAGTCGAATGGTTCCGGCTCAATGGTCTCAAGGTCGTCGAAAGGCAGCAGATTCCCGGTTCTTACATTCCGGTTTTCCGGGTAGAAGACCGCGCTACCGATATTGACGGCGAGGTGCTTCGCAGAGGCATGGTACAAGCCATGATGGACCCGGCGCGGATGGTCAATTACGGGGAAGTGGCGAAGATCAAACGGTTGGGATTGGCTCCTAAGGCCCCGTGGATCGGGGCTGAAGGACAGTTTGAAGGACGGGATGAATGGAACGACGCCAATAAAAAGCCCTATTCCAAGCTGGAATACAAACCGGTCGTTATCGAGACCTCTCAGGGTCCGATTTTAATTCCTCCGCCGACACGACAACCTCCAGCCCAGATCGAGGCGGGATTCTCCGACTTCGTACAGGGCATGCGCTCGAACCTCATGGCGGTTGCGGGGGCTCCCAATGAGCCCGGACAGGATCAGCAAGGTGTTGTAGTCTCTGGAAGGGCGATAAATCGTCGTCAATGGCTTTCCGATCAAGCCCATTATCATGTTTATGACAACCTGACCCTTGCGATTGCCCAATGCTGGCGCGTGATTGTCGAATGGGTGCCGGTTTATTTCTGGGAGCCGGGTCGGATGCAAAGAATTATTGGGGAAGACTCCACGCCGGAGATGGTCGCCATCAATAAACCGGAAGAAGAAGATGGCATTAAGCGGATCAAGAACGATTTGTCCGTGGGGCGTTACGATGTCGTGATGGATACCGGGCCAGGCTACGATACCAAGCGTGAAGAAGGCGCGGATAACATGCTGGAAATGATCAAAGTCCCCGCATTGGCTGAAATCGTCGCCAAAATGGGTCCGGACTTGCTTTTCCGGTCCATTGATCACCCCTATATGCAGGAATTGGCGGATAGACTGGCCGCAGCGACTCCAGACGGCCTGAAAAAAGTCATGGAAGGGCTTTCAAACAGGGCAAAATCACTGGTTCAATCATTGGCCAATGAAAACCAACAGTTGAAGCAGCAATTGCAACAAGTTCAGCAGGATTTGAAGGCAGGAATCACCAAAGCGCACATTGCTGCAGTGACCAAAGCGCATGACACCAATGTCATGTCCGATACGAAACGCCATGATACGGAAGTGCGGGCTAGAACCGCTCTTTCTGTAGAGGAAATCAGAGCTGCCGGAAAGTTAGTGGATTCTCACCTGGAGCATGGGCACGAGGCTAATATGCTCAGGGAACAATTAACCCATGGAGCTATGGAAGCAGAACGGGACCGTGAATCAAAACCTAACGGGGAAGCCAAATGAAATGTCCTACATGCGGCAATGAGAAATTAGACTATGACTCATTTGAGGATATGTATCGATGCGGCCCCTGTTATAGCTTTTTCTATCCTGACGAAGTAGGAGAGAAAGACAATCTGAATGCGCCAATTTTCCAATTGCATATCCCGGAGACGATATGACGACGACAGTACTCGATAGCAATAATCTGGAAGCGATAGTCAAGGACGCGACCGGCGAAGGATTGGCAGCGGAGGCCAAAGATGGCAAAGTCGAAACCAAAGAAACCGCCCAAGTTGCCGCAGAGACGAAGCCGGAGACTAAGGATACGCTGGATGTCGAGGGCGAAGATGGCCTGACCTCTCGGGAAAAGGCCGAATTGAGCGCCAAGATGCTCAAGGCCGTGGGTAAAAGGGTCCGGGAAAAGCGCGAAGCTGAAGAGTTTGCTGCGGAGCAATACAATCTCAGGCTGGCTGCGGAGCGCCGCGCCAAGGAACTGGAAGAGCAGACTAAGCTCGCGCCCGCAGACCGCCAGAGCGTCGTTACTGAAGCGCCCAAGCCGCCGCAGCGCGCTGATTTCACTACCGACGAGGAATATGTCAAAGCCTTGGTGGATCATGGCGTCGCCGAGGCGTTGAAAATGAAGAAGGCGGCAGATGACAAGGCCGCCGAGGAAGCGCGGATTGCGAATGTTTTGGAGACGGCAAAGGCAAGGATCGCTAAGGCCATCGAATTGGTTCCGGACTTTGAGGATGTCGTTGCTTCTGCCGATTTGATTATTCCGCCGACAATTGCAGGATATATGCAGGAGTCAGAAATGTTCGCCGAATTGGGCTATTTTCTGGCCAAACCTGAGAATCAGGCCATTGTCACTGCCCTGCAAAAAATGACGCCCGCAAAACAATTAGTTGAAATTGGCAAAATTGAGGGTAAACTAATGCCATTCGCTCCGGCAACGGGGGCGAAGGACAGTAAAGACGCCGCAACGGCGAGCACCAAGGTCAACGGCAAACAGCCTCAGGCTGCACCGAGAGAGACAGGGGAAACCCTGAGCATGGCCCGCAGAGCGGCCCCGGTGATAACGCCCATTTCCAACACGGGTACTTCTGGCGAAGTGAATCTTGAGACTGCAACTGTCCGAGAGCACATTGCAGAATTCGCCAAGAATCGTGGTGTGAACCTGACCCGGCGTCAGCGGCACTAAATCACTGAAGCAGTTCGCGGATTATCTCTTTTTTTGCGCCTATGGGCGCTGAGGTGAACTGCTTTGGCGAACAATCTCTTAACGATCAGCATGATCACGAATCGGGCTTTGCCCGTGCTCGCGAATCTTTGCGTGCTGTCGGACAAATTCAACCGGCAGTATGACAAGGAATTCGGCCAGAAAGGCCGTAAGATCGGCGCAACCTGTAACGTCCGCGTGCCCCCGCGTTACCTGGGTACCTTCGGTCCCGCGCTTAACGTCGAACCCTCGGCAGAGCAATACATGCCGGTCTCGATCCTCTACCAGTTCCATGTTGACGTGCAATTCAACACGATCAACATGCTGCTGGATATCGATGATTTCGAGCAACGATTCATCCATCCGGCCTGTGTCGCAGTCGGAAATAGGCTGGATTCGGACGGGGCCTATTTCGCTTTGCAGAACACCGCAAACCGACTGGGGACTCCCGGTACGCCCCCGACTGTCTTCAAGAACTTCTCCGATGCAAGAGCTATTCTGGCCTCGGAAGGCATGCCCAAAGGGCTGACGCCCACGGCTGTACTCCATCCATTGGCCAGTTCCGCGATGGCGGACTCCTTGAAGGGCCTGTTCAATCCGCAGGCGAAGATTTCCGACCTTTATGAGGAGGGCATGGTCGCGGCCAAGACGGCGGGGGCTGATTGGTTCGAAGACCCGAACATTGCCAACTACACGACCGGCACCCTAGCGGGAACACCTGTCCTGGCTGGCGCGACGGCTCCGACCGGCGGGACGGCTCTGCTGACCTCCGGCTGGGCGCAAACAGGAACGTTCGAAATTTCAGGACTCGGGGCTGGTAATACCACGCAATGCGTAGTTGGGGACACTCTGCAGGTTCTCGGCGTCTATCCGGTCAATCCGCAGAACCGTGGACGCTACGGGAATACCCTGAAACAGTTCGTTGTCCTGCCGCCGGGCGGTTATGCCCAAATGACCGGAACGGCCGCTCCAGGCGGACCTCAATTCGCTTCAGCAACGCTGGCGCATGGCACATTCAACGCGGCTACGGGGGCTTATAGCACTGCCGGTGGTACGGGTCTGCTGACGGTTACAGTGGGTGAATGCCTGATTTCCGGAGGGCAATTTCAGAATTGCTCTTCCGCTCCGGTTTCCCCGTTTACCGTCACCATCAACAGTGGAGCGGCAAGCGCAACCTCAAGTACCGAGAACCTGTATTTTCATCGGGACGCCTTTGCGCTGGCCTTCGTTG